TAAATCTTCTTTTTTCAGATTTCTACTAAGTCCTTCTTGAATATCCTCTTGTAAATCTTCTTGCGCGAATTCTTTAGATTTGGCAACCACTGAATTTCTTATTTTAGTTGGAACGCTTGCTATTTTATCTGTTCCGGCATTTACTCTTCTTGCCCAAGCATCTATTGCTTCAGGAGTTCCATCGGTTGAATCAGGTTTTAATTCACTTGCTTTTACTCTCACCTTCCAATCCAAAAATTGTCGTTGTCCTTCGGGCGTAGTTAAATCCACGCTCGGGAAGAATTGTTTGAATTCACCAATATCGCCAGTGGGTAGTTTTTCTTTCTCTCTCAAATACGGCGCGGCTAATTGAGCCGCCTCCGCCTCCGTGTCGGAATCTTTAATTTGATTCAAAACAACAGCGTCTAATGTTCCTTGTTTTGCCATAGCGGCCGCGGCTTGGTCTGCCCAACTAAGAATTCTTTTTGCTTCTTCCTTGGCTTGATTATTGGCTTCTGTTCTAGCTCTTGAAGCGGCCTCTTGTTGGGCTATTCTTTTTTGTTCTTGCAGGGTTGTTTCAGGAGAATTTTTAATTATTTTGAGATTTGCCATAATGGCTCTTTCACGAGCTTCTAGGGTCGCGAATTTCTGATTCACCGCCTCAACTACCTTTCTTTCGGCGCTGGCTAACCGTCCTTGGGCGGCATCAATGAAAGAAGCCGTAGCTAGGGCATCATAAGCCAAAGCCCTCCTGCGCCCAATTTCAAGCGGTTCTACGCCACCCTCGGTTCTTCCTCTTCCCATGGATTCTTGTTGAATAGCAAGCGGAACTAATTGTTGCTGTCTTTGTAAATCTCTTAATTGGGTATTCAAATCGTCCAATCCTTGTTGGGCAGAGAGAACGCCAAATTCCGTTCGTTTCTCCGCTTCAAAAGCGGGTCTTTCAGCAAGCGATTCGGTTATTCTTTGCAATTCACTTTCCAGCGTGGTTTGTTCTTTTTCTTTTGGAGTCAATTCAAATTGAGCTGGTTGTAACCCAGATATATCTGTTGGAGCAGAAACATCAGAAGAGACAAAAGGCATTGAGGGAACTGGGGATAGCGCGCCTCCCGTGATTGGTTCATTGACTTGCGAATAACCCAATCTTTGAAGATTAGCGATTACATCTGGAGTTTGCGTTGCTTCAGGCACCATCGCTTCTTGTCCTTGTGGATTTCTAAATAATAGTTGTGGCATATTAGCTTAAAAGTCCTAATGTTCTTAATGCGTCATTACATATTTTAAGTTTGCGAGATATTTGATATAAATTATTTCTAATAGCGGCGGCATCATTGGCATAAGTAGATAAATCCGTGTAATTGGCGATCGTGTCATCAACTCCGCCCGAAGCCACATTGTTTGTTAAATTCACGCCATTGGCTTGTTGAGACGCCGGGGTCTGATTGAAGAAACCCAATTTTTGTCCCGTTGCTGTTCCAATTTTCGTTCCATTCGTGCTTCCGACGATGATATTTCTGCCATCAAGAAGCTGTAAATTTCCCTCTATGGAAGTTATGCTTCGAGCCAAAGCGGCTGGAAGCTCTTCTCTGATTATTTCCCTAACCATTTCAGCGGTAACATTTCCTTTGTCAATGTCGCCCTCAAGAGTTTTCTGCTCAAACTTCTCGCTCACAATCTGTTCTATTTGTTCTATTAGTTTTTGTTGTTGTTCTATTGGCATTATCTTAATTATACTCTTAATTCGCCACGTCGTCGTTTATGACTTCGGCCTTGTATTTCAATCCCGTTATTACCCCTATGCCCCCCGTCGTTCCAGCCACCGCCGCCGTTGATTCAATCCTAAAAGTTATCTCTTTGTAAGTCGGCAAATTATTTCCGCTACTTTCTATATTGATAGCAGTTTTCCGTAAAGAATTAGCGGTTGTACTGGTTAATATAGTTGTAAAACTCGTCTCATTGTCTTTTTTATATTTCACAACCACGCTTCCGTTTGAAGGCAACGCCTCGTGAAGTATGGTTACTTGAAGCAATTTCTTAGTTATACTCGTGTCCCCATCGTCCAAAACAACCGTTTCATAAGCCGCGGTAATTGCGTGAAGATTTGTGTTGTCGGTTTTGCTGACGTCGTGAGTCCCACCATCGGCATAAGCAATAAACATATAATCGCCGACAAGAATAAATGAAAATACCTCGTCCGCGGCAACGGCCTCTGTGTCGTTATTCCAAGTTCTATCCATTGCGATAGAGAAAGTTCCCGATTTGGTTCTTCCTACTTTCCAAACGCCGTGCTGTATAACTCCGTTAAGAGTTATCTTCATTGAAAAATAAAGATAATTATTGACCTTCTGTTTGGTTAAAGGAGTATCATTTGGCGAATCATCAAAAGTCGTTTCATTGACCAATTCTTTAAAAGTAATCGGTTTAGAACCCGCGTAGTATTTGAATATCGCTTTTTGTTCAAAGTTGACATTAGAAGTTCCAACATAAGAAACTCCAACCAAAAATCCCTCTATCTCTTCAAGAATGGTCAAATTGCCTTCACCCCACGGAATACTTTGCGAAAGCACAGTGGTCGTTTCGTCTCTGTTCCAAAGATAAACTATTGATTCGCCTATTCCAGAAAGAGGCGCGCAAGCTATGGCAAGATGATTTCCGTATTCGGATATAGAAGTAATTTTAAGATGAGTTGGCAGAGTCAGGGCGACAGCCGTCCAGGTTCCATTATCGTTCTTCGCTATCTTATTGTCATAAGGGACATACAGGATGTCGTCTTTAGAGTGGACCAGACCTTGAGCGATATTGGTATAAGTAACCGAAAGAGAATTTCCCGTGCCGTCTTCAAGAAAAACGGCAGTTCCGGCAGGATCATATGCCCAAATAGTAGTTCCCGCCTTTGCTCCGAAGATTCGCCCAACCTTCCTGTAATAAACAAACAAATTAAAATCGGTAGCACCCGAAGCGGATTGATATTTCGCGGCTGCTCCCGTCGCCGCCCACGCGCTGTCGTCTAAATCATTAGCCGCGCCGATGGTTAAATCTTTATAAAGAACCTCCGCGGTAGTTGCTCCCGATTTAACCCCCAGAGCATATAAACTATACGTTGTACCTGTTCGCAAAGCCACGCAGAAATTCTTTTTTTTGCTTGTGTTTCCCGCATCGTCTCCATCTTCCGAGCTTCTAAAAGGCACGAGCTTTCGTTTATAAGTATGAGCGTCAAAATTCTTTAATAATTGAGCGTAACGAGTATCGGGCTCGCGAATCTCGCTCGTCATTCCCAAACTGAAGTCGTTAATTTTTTTTGTGATTATAAGTCCCATTTTATTTATACCAATAAATCGTGAAATTACTAGTACAATCATTATCGACATCGGTTTCAGTTACTACCAAATCGGTACCACTCCAAGCAAAATTATATTCACATTCGTTAACTTCTACTGCTCTATCAAAAACTATAGAAGAAGTCTTGCCAGTTCGAGTAAAAATAATATCGTTATGTTCGTGCTTAGCGCCATCTTGAGCTGTATCAACGGTTCCAATAGCTGTATTGGCCGTAGCCGGAATTGACCCCGCAAAGGTAGCGCTACCTGTTAAGGCGCCGGCCGTCGAACTACCAGTATAAGTCATCGGCCCGCCAGTGGTTGTCCCGCTAACTATCAAATTCGTCGTACTAGCCGTTCCGCCCACGAACAAGGCACCAGAAATATCCAAATTGGGGTCATTGGTAGTCGTAGCGACACCTATCCCCACGCCTTTAGAAAAATAAGTCGAAGTGGCAACCGACAAGCCCGACAACAAAGAGGGGGTAGAAGTTCCTATGCCGATTGCCCGCTGGTTTGAATCCCAAGTAGTAGTGGCGGAACTAAAGGTAGTGCTAGCGCTGGCGATATTAAGGACTGCTCCGTTAAGAGTGGTTGAAGCGCTAAAAATGTGATTATTTGTCCATGTATAAGCAATCCCCGTATCAATAGCGGAAGTTTGCCAAGAAGGATACGCATTGGCGCCATTTGAAGTAAGGAATTGTCCCGATGTTCCAGTTGAGGAAGCTACGGTTAGTCCATTGCTTCCGTTTCCGAGAATAACCTGATAACGAGAGGGGCTCGTAGTTCCGGTTCCCTGTCTAGCAACATCGATTACCGAACCCGTCCAAGTTCCTGAGGTGATAGTTCCCACGGTAGCGAGACTAGAAAGAGTCGTAATGGCGGCAACCGAAGTGGTGGAGTTCTCAATTTTGCCATTATTAAGATTGGTAAAATTAGTGTTGATTACACTTCTTGATGAAGAAATGGTGTCAGTACCCAATATGCTGGTTATCGCCGCGCCTGCCTTAAATTCTTGCTTCTGTAAAGTTTCTAGCGCCGAGAGAGGGAGATATTGATAAATTCCAAAAGCAGAAACTAGAGTAACAATCGCAGATATTAAAGTCGTGGCTAAAAAATTAAGCATTAGTTTTTATTTTCGTTGGTTATGGTTATATTGTTTTTTGTTTCTTTAGTTATCGGAGTTCCCGGTTGATCCCAAGTCGCACTCGCGTCGTCCCAAGCAATATCCATATCATCCCAAGTTTGTCCAACGGGTTTATTTTCGTTCGTTATCGTGATATTGTTTTTTGATTCGTTTGTGATTGAAATGGCCATATTATCTAAAATTTCTTATTTTACTTTGTATTCTAAAACTTTTGGATTTTTCTCTGTGAGCAAAATGCTCCAAGAGTCCATCAGTTAATTCAAGAACTTTTTGCTTTTGCGAAGCCACCCTGTCTTTGTGATACTTTTCGTTATAAGGAATAGCCGCCATATAAGCCAAAAGAATATGATACGGAGAAGGAAATCCGGGCTCTACTGATTCTTCACCCGAAGTTATAGTCGTGGAATCGCTCATGGTATAAAGTTTTGCTGTTCGCTTAAACCAAACCCTTAAACCATTCACAAGTGTTACACTAGCCGACGCGGGGGCTTGATACAGACGAATGGTGTCTCCCTGTATATCAAAGTATTCGGGCATACCCTTGACGGGGTTTCCCGAAGAATCCGCGCCAAAGTATTCTTGGGGAGAGAGATTGCCCAGTTGTCTGTGGTCTAAAGGCAAAAGCCGAACGTATTGATTGTTTGTATTCAAAACTTCTACAGCCTCTATTTGCAGATATTCGCTAGAAAAAGAATAATCCTCTTGTCCCTCCACGAGCGTTCCTTTGCCACGGGGATGGTCGGTATAATTTGTATCATCATATTGCCAAGTGCCATCGGTGTTGATTATTTTCCCCACCAATTCTTCCATTCCCGCGTTAATTCTTCTTAGAGCAACTCGTAGTGGATAGCTAGTTATATCCGCATCGCATAAATCCCAAAGTTCATGGATTAAGCTGCGATGCGGGAACGTAACATCATAGAGCTTCATAATTTAATATATTTTTTCGCCAATATGACCGACAGAAATCGTAGGATCGGTATAAATCTTAAATCCGTATTTTTTGGCCTTAATACAAAATCCCCAATCTTCACCTAATTTACATTGTCCCGTTGGGTAGTATTCAAACATAAACCACGGACGAGGAACTTTCCCAAACACTTCACATTTAATCAAGATTATTCCCGTACCGGTGGCATAACATTCAAAAACATCTTTGTACTTCGGATCATCAGAGGCTTCTATGGCCACACTGGTAACTTCATCCATATACTTGATAATCTGTCCCACTTCAGAGCGAGGATGATACGCCACTCCACAAATATCTTTATTGTTGGCAATCAATTTATCTAAAGTATCGGGCGGAAAAATCATGTCGTCATCTGCCATCAATAAATAGTCAGAATTATTGTTAAAAGCTTTCGTAGCGAGATAATTTCTATTTTCCGCGATTGTGTACCCCTCCTCCGCGATAACTATATGGAAATTATAACCTCCGAGAGCGACTAAATCTAAAAGAGATTGGGCCATTTTTGGACGCAAACCCCTATTGGTTGGAATTCCTATTGTTATTTTTAATTTATTTTCCATGATTAAAATTCACAATCTCCTACATGTTTTATTCCTAATGTTGGTTCGCACCAAATATCAACCCCCGCCCCCCTTGCCTTCTCGCAAAAGAACCAATCAGTGGACATCTTCACCATTCCGTTGTCGTACCATTTGTAACCGAAGAAAGGGGATTTTAATTTATTAAATACTTCTGTCTTTACAAGCAACATCCCCGTTCCTATGGCGTCACACCTAAAAGGCCGCGTCTGTCGTTTTGCTTCTTCGTCGCTTTTAACGCCCTCTTCTTGATACTCAATAACAAACACAGGAGGGGTTCTCCTAACGCTATAAAGAGCTCCTATGATGTCTGCGTCGCAAGAGAGTAATCGTTCAAGCGTATCTTCGGGGTAGGCCATATCGTCATCGCTGAACAAAATATGAGTACAGCTATTCTTTATGGCTTGGGCTACGGTAAAATTTCTATTCTCCGCGACATTAAATCCTTCAGTCGGGATAGTGATAAAGTAGTCCAATTTTGAATGAGCAATCATCCGCGCCAAAGAAAGTACGGTTTGGGGTTTGAAAGCTCTGTTAGAGGGTATACCTATGCAGATTTTCATAAGCTATGGTTATGTAAATAAATCTTTTGGATACGCGAGAGAAATTCTGTTTTTGAATAATTTTTCTTCATATAATTACACATTGAACAGCAGGGTACTGAATTTTCTTTTGTATATCCAATAGAGTTATCAACTCGATCAATGCCGATTTTTTGTAATTCACCACAATAAAAGCAAGGTTTGGATATAATTTCCGCATATTCTTTCAATGAAAGTTGAAAATCATATTCACGAGCTTTGGCATTGCCTTTTGTTGTCCGATAATGCCCTTCAATAGTTTGACTAAATCTTTTATTATAAGTTGTAACTTTTTCTTTGTTTTTTCTAACATATCGTTGAACATTTTTTACCATCTCCACTCTATGCGTTTGAGCGTAAAGTTTATTTTTAGCATTAATTTTTCCTTTATTTTTGGCATAATATTGTTTTTGCCATTTTTTACTGTATTGATCAAAATGTTCTTTATTCGCGACAATCCATTTTTTATGTTGGACAAGTATTTTTTCTTTATTTTTTGCCCAATATTGTTTATTGTATTCTTTTTTGTTAAACATAATTCTTTATTGGGAGAATGCGAAATTATCGCATTCCCCCAACATAAGAATTATAACATAATTAGTTCTCTAAACTAATCATGAAACGTTAATATCCTGTATCAAGGTCTTATTCGGAACCGAAACCTGGAGACCATAATCAACACGAGAGACAATTCCAAGACCCGACAACTTAGCGGGGTCTTCGATGAACTTCGCTCGGCCATAGGTTGATCGCAAGATTCCCACATCCTGCATTTTCTTCACTCCGCCAAAAAGGTGATTCGCGGTGTGGTCGTTAGATAGGTAGTGTTCCACTCCCATATACCTCATACCAACCGGAATGCCATTTTTAAGAGCGACATCTGCCTCGGAAAAACCATTGGCCTGTACGAAGGCCTCCAAAAGCTCAAAGTCAGCGGGTCTCCAAGAAACGAAGAGGCCCTTTTCGGTAGCAAGTTCTACGCCATTGGCGGCATAGATTTTTCTCTTCAATGCCCGAATCAGGTCGTCAATGTTAGCCGCGGATACGGTAATCTGGGTAGTGTCATTGGCAGAAGTATTTGCCAAATCTCCCGATCCAAAATCAGTCCAATTCCCATAATTCGCCATTATCGCGCTTTCCAATTTCTCATTAAGTTTACGAGCTTGAAAAGCGGCGATTTCCATTTGTCGGAAATAGGTTTGCTGATGTCTGTCCGCCTCATCGATAAAAATTGGAGTAATCTTCGTGGTATCGATAGTCAACGTATCAGCAGTCAACGCGAAGTCCTCGTAGTTATAGGCAGTCCCACGAGTTCCAGTCACAGCCGAAGGTTCGGTTGAAACTACGGCATTAACGATAGTTCTGATATCGGAATAGATAACATTGCAAATCTCGCTCCAATTCACTGGGTGATTTAATCTTTTTCTTAAGCTGATTACATAATCATGTTTATTCCAAACAACTGTATTAGCCATTTAAGTAAAATTTTGTCAATAATAACTACCAAATGGCCTGATACTCGACTATCCCGTGTACAATTCGTCAGAGAATTTATTTTGTCTTTCTTTACTCATTCGAGCATCTATTACCTTTTCGGCAAGTTCTTGATCGCCTTGTGGAGTTTCCCCCTTAGCCAACCAATACTCGACATCATGTTGGGTTGCCCCTCCAGTCCGTCCCCTGCCCTTCGGCATTCCCGCCGCGGCGGTACGAGCGTCTTTACTTGCCTCCAACCTGCTCTTGATATGTTCCATAGCAAGAACATCAGTTAAAGAAAGTTTAAGGCGACTCGCCTCGTCCTGCACGATTTTTTGATCGTCGGGATGATTGATGCCCTTAGTTTCAAGATAAGCTAACCGGGCGTAATCAGGTTCATTTGATTGCGAATCTAGTTTCTCCGGGGCTTTAGGCTCTTCTTTGGGAACGGGCTTATTGGTGTATTCCGTCAATTTCGCCTTCGCTTTCCCTAATTGAGTTGCTCGGCGTTTCGCTATTCCTTTCAACTCTTGAGCTTTGGCTTTCCAGTCGGTTTCTTCATCGTTGAGTTCGTCTTCGGAGAAATCTTCTTCTTTGACGTCCTCGTCTTTGATTTCCACCGCGTCAATTTTTGTTTCCATAATTGAGAATGTAAATTCAATTTAAGTTTATATAATTGAGAACTTGATACCTTTTCGAGAGGTATAACTCTCAAGATTTTTGAACGGAATCATAACCGCGTCTTGTTAGTTTTCTAAGAACTCCGCCACGCAAGTACCCCTCAGCGCGTGGGTGGCGGGACTGATAATCCTATTATCAACATTAAATTTAAAGTTGAAATATCTGTTTGGTTCAATGACGAAGGTCGGATTCAATCCTATTTGACTGGCGGCGACGAACGAACCCGACGTGCTTGAAGCAACTAGGGTTGCCTTAGCGTCGGCCGCCACTGGGAACAATCCCAATGAGGTGGTAGTTGCGTCATACTGAACCGCTTTGCCAAATTCTACTTGAATAGCCGTACCGGTAGCAGTCGTTATTTGAGCCATTGCTCGAACTAACGTGGTAGTCGCGGAAGGCAACCTAAACGAACAAAGAGTGGTAGAGGCAGTATTGAATTTCGCGCTGTAAAACCAAGTCCTGACTCCATTGACGCTCCAAAAAGGAGAATACAATTCCGGACCGCTTACAGCTCCCAATTTCGTTTCTCCGGGTTCGCCCTTCGACCCCTGATAACCCCGGTCTCCTTGCGCTCCCGATAAACCTCGCGGTCCTTGCGGACCCTGCGGACCAACCGCTCCCCGTTCCCCTTGCGGACCCTGTAAGCCCCCCGGACCCTGTAATACATCAACATTGGGAAGCAATACCCCCGCGACCAAAATAACAGACATCAATAACCCGATTAAAACTAACGATTTTTTATTCACTTTATTTTTGACCCTTTAGTTTATTTGGGCGACCTTTCGTGGCAGGTTTTTTCACTGCCAGTTCTTCTTTTTTAACTGGCTTGGTTGAAACTTTAGCCGCCAATTTTCTTTTTTCTAATTCCTTTTCCTTTAATTCTCTAAGTTCCTCTTTCAAACTTTTTGGCAACATTTTAGTATTTTTTCTTAGTAATTTTATTCCCGCCCGACTAGCGGTAACTTGTAAATTCCGTAAGCGTGGCAGACGCGGCCACAT